AGGAGTAACTCCCAAGCCCATATTGCCCGAAGCATCCAGCCTCATGGCCTCCGCACCACCTTCAGCAAAAGCAATCGTGTCAGCCGCAGGGAAGAACATACCTGTGTTTGTGTCACCTGTTGTGGTAATGGCGGGAGCCGCAGCAGACCCAGCGGAGAATATTGAAACACCAGTTACAGTCAGTGTGCCACCAACACTGCCATTACCTGCTAAGAACAAGTCTTTAAATTTTAGAGCACTACTACCAATGTCTACAGTGTTTGTAGTTTTAGGAGCCAACAAAGTGGCAGAGATAGTGACATCTTGATTAGGACCAAGCGAAGTTATGGGAGCACCTTCACCAGTAGTTCCATCATGCTTGTGTCCTGTGGATGCTTGAAATGCGTCTTTAACCCCATCAAACTCAGCATCTAAGTCAGCAGCATTAATCACATTACCATCGGCAATGTTGTTGGTAGTGTCTTTACGAACATATCCCGTCATAACTATTCCTTATCTTCTATCATGTGTAGCATACTCTAGCGTTGCAGCGTCCAGAGAAAATGGAGGGTCTTGGCTATCCGAAACAAACTGTAATGATACAGAGAATCCAGAGCCTACCACCTGTGTTTGAAACTGCTTCTTCAACTTATCGCCATAAACGGTGGTTCCATATCTAGCACCACTGTTACCATAAAAACCTACACTACCTGCACTATTTGATAATGTAATTGTTGGTGGTTGAACAGATCCTTGATCATCAAAATCAAGCTTCAAATTCACTGATGTTGTAACAGATCCTTGTGGATCTGTATAGAGGTAAAGCTTATAAAAAGTCTTTCTAAGCCTAAAATCATTAATAGGTACATAAGGGGTGGCAAAGGAAGCAATGATGTTTGTACCATCAAAACTACTGCCTTCTTCCATCTTATAAACATATCCATCATTATTAGCAAAAACAATGGTTTCTGTTTGATCTTGATAATCACTATCAGCAACGAAGCATTTAAATCCAACAAGCTCAGCCCATGCTACACCACCAGAAGATTCACCAGTCATTTGAGTACCCAGTACTCCCTTAGAATTTGAAGCAGTGATATTACTATTATAACCAAATATCCTATATTGTGACTTCTGTTTAATAACACAACTAGCAAAAGTTGAATTGCCATTAATTAAAGAAGTCATCTCAGCTTGGATAGGCTTGGATACCACACCTAAGCTAAAGTCGCCAATACGGTCTGTAGCTCCTAAGAGTCTTAGTCCTTCTGGTCCTAAGAACATAACATCACCACCAACTTCTTGTATGGTGTCAGCAGCCACACACCCAACATTTTTAGTGATGGGTTGTAAAGCGAAGTCTTGTATGGTTGTGCCAGTAAGCTGACTAATAGTTTTCTCTGTAAATACTATTAATGTTTCCCTAAATACAACAATACCTGTAATAACTCCACCAACATTAATAATACCAGAACCAGTAGCAGCATTAAAATCATCGTCAGTATATGGTGCAGTAAATATAATGTTTTCATTCTTAGCAAAGAATAATTGATTCTTATGGCTAAGAACAAACTGAGCACCTAAAATATCTGTTGTCTTATCTGACAACACTTTAAATGTAGACCCATCATAAATGAATGGATAGTTTGTACCATCAACACCTACAATCTTTTCAGTGCTATTAAGTCTATATTTACTAAAGCGTGTTTTATAGTTACTAAATCTGTCAGCAGATAACCAAGTGATAACAGCATTATCAGCAGGACTAGAAGCTAATGCTGGGTTGATGGATACAGTGGCAGATGTAGAAGTCACTGTGGGTACTGCCAACACTGTATACACTTTTTCAATGCCAGCAACACTGAAGGTGTCACCAATCTGAGGAGCTTTAATCAGCCCGTCCATAATAAGACTAGTGCCTGTCTGACTACCGCCATTAACAAGTACTGTGCCGTAATGAGGCTTACTTATCTTGGTAAACCCTGTACCAGTGGTTCTATAAATGTCAGCATTTCTAGAAGCAATAACAAAGCTGTTCCACGCTGCTATCCCCTTAACAACACCGTCATGAGAGGTGAATGTTATAGCTGCTTTATCTGCGGGGCTTGAAGCTAATGAAGCTGTTAAAGTAACTGTAGCAATCTTGTATGTGGAGTTGTATGACACACCAGCATTAGCAATGGTATATGTCCCTGTCACACCCGCAATAGTAAATGTACTACCAACAGCAGGAGCAAAAAGGATGTTAGAGATAATTAAGGTAGTACCAGTTTGTCCACTACCTTGCACTCTAGGTTCACCATAGGCAGGAACAAAAGCATTATCGTATTTGTCATAGCCTTCAATACGCATATAGCCACCATCAACAGAAGGCTCAAAATTCTTCATGAGTCTTCCACTGCCCGGTGCTTGTGTACCTTGCTGAAGAGGTGATAGATTTGAAATCAATCCACCACGAAATTCAAAGGGGTATGTCTGCCATCCATCAGCCATTATTTAACCCTATCACCGAAGCCACCAAAAGCAGAAGATTGTGTAATGACAGTAGATTGCATATATACATATCTATTGATAAGAAGAATCCTCATCTTCTTAATGCCTTCATCAAACTTATTCTTAGCTATAGTAGCTGCTTGTTCATTGCTTCTAAACATATAGGCATGATACATAGCACCATCAAGAATAACTTGTTTAAATCTTTCAGGAATAGATGGAACATCTGTAGCATTAAGAAGATCTACAGGAATCCTGTAGTATTCATAAACAATTGGATATGCTTGATCAGGAGCAGGAACAACACCCCATTCTAAACTAGGGGCATGGAATACATATGAAGGTACATCACGCTTACTAGAATCAGTAGAATATTCTTGGTCTACATATCTCTGAAGAAAGTCGTCATAAGTGATGACACCAAGCCTAACAGTTTCGTTAGCTAAGGTAGCATTTTCCTTAATGCGGAAAGTATCAAAGTCAATGGTGCTGGCATCAGCTGGGAAAGCATATCTAGTTGTACCTGCTGTCAGCGTTTCCTCAGCAAGCACATGATTGAAAGGCCACTCATAGTGAGTGTGGTTGATATCTCTAATAGAAGCATTTACAGCATCTTTGATGTGTGCGTAGAAACCAGTGGCAGTAAGGAAGTTTGCGGAAGTAAGCTCAACTTCGTTAAGCCTTCTATTAACTTCATTGGTAAGTCCAAGATAATCGTATGCCATTCTTATTGTTCCTTAATACGCAAACGAGAAACTCGCTCAGCGATATTTCCACTATTATCTGTAATTCTACAATAGAATTTGTACTCTTTATTATTAGTACCTAAACCAAGATTAATTGTAGTGACAGCACCAGAGATAGTTTGTGCTACGTTCTGAATGCCGTTAACAGTGTTCCCTGCAGTAATGGCTGTCTTTGTGCCAGTACTGTCATCAACAAACCAAGAACAGCTACTAATAGTTGCTGTTTCTAAAAACCTAGACCAGTCTACACTGTAGTCTAAAAGCTCATCAGGATCTTTGTTAGGCCATCGAAAAGACATTATTAAACTCCTACTCCACTAAAGCACTTCTATTAGTAGAAGCATCTGTATATACTTGTCTAGGCTATCAAGCCACATAAGATGTTCTATCATAATCTGTAGGATTTTTATCAACATACACCCTACGAGATTGCGCTAACACCATCACTGTTCTTTCTTTGGCTGTACTCTGTCTTTCAACATATATAGTTCTTCTTCTGTCGTAAAGATGCGCTACAGCAGGATAGTCAAATATTGTAGTTGTTACAGCAACTGTACCTACAGCTCCTGTAGCAGACACACCATCAAAGGTTGGTCTAGCATTATTAGCTACTACAACATCACCAAGAGCTGTTGTAGCTGACACACCAGATATTGTTACTAAGGCTTTAGCCAGTGCAGCAACAATACCTAAACTACTTATTCCTTCAACACCAACTAACCCAGTGTTTGCTTTCGCCACTACAACAACACTACCTAGTGATGCTGTTGCTTCAATACCAGTTACAGGGATTCTATTGATAGATCTAACATCTACAATGCCTATGGCTGTTGTAGCTGATACGCCTGATATTGCTGTATTTGCCTTAGCAATAACAACAACACTACCAACACTACCCTGTGCAGATACACCTACTAAACTAGCTACTGCCTTGGCAATAACGGTAACACTACCACTACTGCCTGTAGCACTAACTCCAGTAACTACTGCCTTATATGCTAAACTAAAAGATACATTAGCATTAAGAGAAGCTGTAGCAGAAACACCAACTAAACTAGTAACTGCTACACCAACTACACCTACACTACCTGTCGCACCTACAGCAACTAAGCTAACAACTACATGGTTAGCATCACCGCTAATAACAACACCACTGTCGGATGTTGCTGTGCCTTGCACCCCATCAGGAACATATGTAACATTGCTTAAGCCATAACGGGATGTCCCGTATACGCCAATGCCATATATTGCACCCGACCGGGTTGTCGTAGCCATAACCTACGACTCCTTATGCAATACGAACAATAGCGTTGCTTGCGTCTGCTGTTGGGAATTGAATTACAAAGTCACCGTTGGTAGATGTTTTATCACCACCAAAAGAGATGACAGCTACAGCATTAGTCGTAGCTGAGCCACCGTCAGTGGTTGTGTTATAAATCAAAGCACCAGCAGCAGTGATGGTGGCACTAGCCCAAGTAGCATCAGCAAAGTCAATGAATGCTGTAGTGCCACTGCTAGTGGGATCAATGTTTGTCAAGGCAATACCGCCAGCAGTGTAACCAGTACCTACAACTTCGTTAGAACTTGTGTAGTTTGTGGTTGAAGCACCGAGGTCAGCAGAAGATGTGTACAAAGCAATCTTAAATGTATGACCGCTTGTAGCATTAAAGTCATGTTTACGCTCAAGCAATTCTTTTTTAAAGCTTGTGCAAAGGGCAGAAGTAATAGCCATTAGAGAATCCTCTTAGTTTTAAAAACGCTCTCTAATAGAGCATACAGAAATGGGAGAGGCGGTGAAGCCTCCCCCTCCTATCAACTAGCTATTAGGCCAGTTGCTCACGGTCCACAGAGGTGCGAGCTGGGCGACCATCAACATTCATCAAGACAGCCCACACACGCAACTCACCAGAGGTGGGAGCAGTAGTAGCAGCTTGGATGAGCAAGTCGATAGTGTCAGCAGTAGCAATAACGACAGGCTGGAAAGCAGCAGCGTTCTGGGCATAAGCACCAGCAGCAGCAGCATCACCATCAAAGCCATCAACGAATACGTCAGCGTCTACACCAGTAACACCCAAGTCAAGAGCTGTATCGTTTGACTCACCACCCAAAACGGTGATAACTTCAAAACCAGCATTCAAGATGAGGGTGTTGGCGGGAACATTGATACACTCGATGATGTCAGCAGCAGCCAAGGCAGAACCTTTAGCTGTAGCTGCAGCAGCGAAGTCAATGGTAACATCGACCAAGTAAGGGATAGCACCAGCGGTGCGACCAGCGGAGGCTGAACCAGCCAAAGTTGTAACAGTTGCCATTATCGTTCTCCTTAAGCAGCGTTGTATTTAGCAGTGACGATGCCTTCAGGACGCAAGATTTTGCGACCATAAAGATGCATACCACGCACGATGTCAGCGAAGCTGTCGGGATCACGATATGTCTCGGTCTTAGTGATTTGCTGAGCAGTTGCAACAGCAGAGTCATGACCACCAACAATCACGCCATAGTTGGAGTTTTGGTTAGCAGTACCAGAAGTACCGGGACCAGTACCAATCTTTGGCAGGTTGTTAGAAACATAGATGCGGAAGCCATGCAAGTTGTTAATGACCAAGCCGTTCTGCAAACCAGAACCACCAAAATCACCGTTCAACAAACGGCTGTCTTCGTCCTTCAACATTTCGATGAACACGGGATCAACCACCAACCAGCGACCAGCGGAGTCAACAAACTGTTGATCCAACAAGCGGCCCATACGAGCAACCACCATCAATGGAGATGCCACATCTGTAGGCAGTGCAGTTGCACCGGGCAGACGGGGAGCCAAAGGAATGGAATGCTCACCAGCAGAAGCTGTAGTGATGTTACCGAAGCTACCTTTTTTCAGCTTCATAGAAGCCAACAACTCATCAGCACCAGCGGCAGTAACTGCCTTAGTACCAGCGGCTGTTGTACGAGCTGTATCAGGATTCACATGCTTTGCAGACTGTGTGAAACCAGACAAGTAACCCAACACATCTTGGTCATACTGATCACGCAAACGATACGCTGCACGATCAGAAGCCATCTGCATGAAGTTCACATGTGAGTGAGCAGCTTCGATGTCATCAATCTTGAAAGCGTAGTAGTTAGCTTGGTCAACAACCAAGGTGAAGTCTTCGTCATTCAGATCTTGAGCAGTGATCTGTGTACCACGAGCATAGCTCTGGACACTAACCTCAGGCTCCTTGATGATTTTGACGGAATCACCCATATTAGCAATCTCACCGAAGTAGTCATTGTTTGTAATGTCTTCAACGGTAGAAGCTTTACGGAATGCAAGTTGTACTTGCTTGGAATAAATTACTGGTGAAAAGTTGCCATTGGGCAACGATCCATATCCAGCAGCACTTGGAAAAGCCATTTTATAATCTCCTATAGATATATTGGCATATATTTAAATACGCTCAACATCACTACAGAGGCTGAATTTGTTAGGTACATTACTTGTCCACTGTGCCCAATGGAACATAACGGGCTAACAAACTTTCAGGTGATTCTGACAGTTTATTGTTTTGCGTGACTAACAGACAAAACAAAAGAAACATCTCTTCAGTGTACTCTTGCTTCATCTTATTGATAGCTGCACAGACTAGTTGAATGTTTCCAACAACATAACCTTTACTGCTATCCACTCTGTCGAGACTTACTGTATTAAATTGGTTGGCTGTTGCAAGCAGCGGCAATTTAGTATAAGCACATCGACCATTTTGATTTTTCCACAAATCAAATAAATCTTGATCTATGATATCAAACTCTTTTGTTCTATGCTTTGCTTTAGTGCAAAGACTTTTTAATCTAGATATAACACTCCTATTATATTTAGGAAAATAAGATTCGTTATATTTAGACACTCTTCTCTTAATATGATCAGAGTTCTTTATGTAATATTCATGTGTAGTTTTGCTAGCACATGGCTTACATTCTCCACCTACACCAAACTTCTTAGTTTTATCTTTATTAAAACTAAGCACTGATTTTGTCTCACCACACTTGCGGCAGGTCTTAACTTCATCCATAACTATCCCCAATTAGATAAAGAGCTAGACTGTGAATTGGCACAGTCAGGGGAGCTACCCTTTTCGCTCTGTTAAAGTTATACCAGTTGTTTCAGGTTTGTCAATACTTAACGAGCACTTCCGCTAATATCGTATACAAACTTACCTGATTGTAATGCTTTAGCAATAGCTTCTTGGTTCTTTTCATATTCAAAGGTAGACATTTTATTTACCTGTGACTCATAAAAGACACCATCTTTGCTTTCGCCTGTGGGTGCAGAACGACTACCACGGGTGTTAACACTCTCAGCAGCCCCTTTATCTGAGGAAGCTTTCTTAGTCTTAATACCTTTGTCA